TGTGCGGCTTGCTCAAACTCAATCACCATGCTGTCGGGGATAATCCCCGCCGCCGAATGCCCCAAACCCGTGACCGCCCGCAGCAAACTGCTTTTTTCCTGCTCGCCGCTGCCGGGCGGGTATTTCCCTAAGCGTATCGGCAGGCCGTAGATTTCCAGCATCTGCGCCAAATCATTGACCGCATAGTTTTTAAACAGATAAGGCCAGGCCAGCGCACGGAATAATCCGGCACGCGCCGCCGTGCCGCTTTTCGCCCGTGGTTTGTGCAGTATCCAGCCCAGCGGCTGTAAGCCTTCACCTTCGGGCGTGCCACTGCGCAGGCGCAGTTCATCGGCTTTGCCCGGTGCCAGACAAAACCAGCCTTGCGGGCGATGATAGAAGGCTTGAGGCAGCCAGACATTGCCTTGGCGCTGCCATTCAATCTCCACCGCCGCAAAGCCTTGGCCGATACCGTCGAGCAAATCCAAGAGCAGGTCTTCGAGGTTGTCGGCATCCTGCAACACATCGGTTAGAAAGTCGGCATCGGCCTGCTCTTCGCGGCTGGCATTACTCGGCGCTTGGATACGAAAGGCAAGGCCGATGACCGCGCGTTTGCGTTTGCCGATTTCCGCCATCAGGTGCGCGTCGCGCTCTTCCATATCCATAAAGAGTTCGGCCTGCGCTTTAAGCTGGCCTTGTTCGGCGTCCTGCAAAATCGTGGCGAGTTTGGCCGGGGTTAGTCCCTTAGCCGGATGCTCGGCAAATTCGCGGTAGAGTGCGCCGAGCTTGGCGGTTTGCGGCTCTTTTAAGGTCGCCAAGGTTTGGCTTTTATTGAGCGGTCTGCCGTAGGCATCTAAAAATTGCACCATGTCATTTAATTCCTAAAGTCCGCAGCCACTGCACCACCCTCTCCCCCAGCCCCTCTTCCACTCTGTGGGAGAGGGGAGACAAGCGGCACTGCATTCAATGAGGACGGGCTTTTGCTCCCCTCGCCCGCGTGCGGGAGAGGGGCTGGGGGAGAGGGTGCGGCGGTTCACCAGTTGCCCCCAAAGCGTCCGCCATCGTCGATAAAGTCCTCATTGCTCCAGCTGGAGCCGGATGACCCACTTTCGGCAAAACGCCCGCGTGCACCGCTTCTTCTGGCGACCAAGGTTGCCTCTATTGGGGCGCTGCCGGTGGTGGCGAGCATCCACAGCATATGCAGCGCATCGGGGCCGTCGTCGTGGTCGGCCATTGGGAAGTGTTTTAGCTGCTGTATCAGCGTGCTTTGGCTGGCGTGCAGGCGGATTAGCCCTGCGGCCATCGGCGGTTGCAGGCTTTCGATACGCAGCGCTTTATCGGCTCGGGGCAGCACCGCGCGAGCGGGGATGGGAACACCGGCCTGTTGCCCGCGCTTGATAAGCTCGGTGCGCAGAAATTCCTGAAACTGCACCGCTTCCACGCCCCACATCATGCAGTGGTACTTTCGTTGCAGGGCGATAATCTCGCTGATAATCACATCCGGCAGGCGTTTTTTAATGCTGGCCTCGACCACATCGAGCACGCCGCTCGTTCGGTCGTAGCCGCCGATTAAAATCGCGCTGGGGTCGCGCCCTTGGCCTGCTCTGCCCAAGCTCGGGTCGCATGCGCCAAAAAACACCCAGTCGGGTTTTTGCGAGACCCAGAATGTAATCGCGTTGGCAAAGGGCGCGTTATCGCCTTGCACCGGGTCGTTTTGCATCTCCGAGTCAAAGGCGGCCAGACCGTCGCGGGCGCGTTTGGTCATTAAGGTATACAGCGGTTGACCTTCCGGCCAGCCCAATACCGCGCCCGCTTCCATTTCGACTTGATAACGCTGGTAAAAGGCCAAGGCTTCGGCTTCGCCTTCATTAAGCAAGACTTCCTGCCAGCGTTCCCATAAGTCCATGCGGTGCGGCCATTCATTCACGGCGCGAAAGGTTTTGCGCGTCCAGACCGGATTAGCCAACAGGCGCGCGAGCAGGCTGTCGTAGTGCAGCAAGGTGCCAATCACTATCACGTCCATGCTGTCATCGGTCGCCCCCAATGAGAGCACGGTTTTTTGCAGCCACTGCTGCAACTTGTCGCGCTGCTGCGGGTTGCGCACGTTTTCGTCGTTTTCCAAATCGTCGCAAATCACGAGGTCGGGTCGGTGCGGGCCGTGCCGCCTGCCGCGCAGCTTTTTGCCGCTGCCGAATACTTCTATTTTCACCCCGCTTTGCGTGATGACGCGGTTTTGCCGTTCGGATTGCCCCTCGCCGCATTCCCGTGCAAAGTCCATCAGCAGCCGCGCGTTACAGGCCAGTTCCGCTTTAATCGCCTCTAACATCGTGGCCGCCTGCTCGAAGGCATCCATGATGAGGATGATGTAGTGCTTTTGCTGCGTGACCACGCACCAGAGCACAAAGAGTTGGCTAATCAAGGTGGACTTGGCATGCCCGCGCGGCGCGGCGATGGCTTCGTGTGCGCCTTTGTCCTGCCGGATGATGTCAGGCAGGCGCTTAAACAGGTAGCGGTGCAGTTCGGCGGGCGGGTTTTTCAGGTAGTGCGGAAAGTAGGTCTGCGCAAAATACTGAAAATCCGTTATGGCCTGTTCACGCCTTGCAAGACTGGCTTTGGGGTCTGGGTCAAAGCCGGTGACCTCGGCTTCAATCTGCATCCGAAACTGCTTGGCAATCTGTGCAAGCTGCGCGTCAAACTCTTTATTTTTCACGGATAAGCTCCCGCTGTAGATGCTTGCCAAACGGCTCGAGGATTTCGTCAAAGGCATAGCGGTGCTGCGGGTAGCGCCCCCTGATAAAGTCAGCGAGCAGCTCAATCACTCGAATGCCAATTGCCAGAGCACTGGTTTCCGGCAACGCCTTTTTGCTGGCGGCGACTGCTTTGTTGTAGGCATCGGCGAGGCTGGCCAGCAGTTGCACCTTGAGCGCAGGCGAATGCTCGGCATCGTTTTGTACCGCCTCCATCGTCGCCTGCAACTGGGTGACTAAGCCCACCAGCACTTGCCGCGCCACGGCTTCCAGACCGCCACCGGCGAGCAGCTGGGCGCTTTGCGCTTTGTCCCAATCGTCACCGGCGAGCAGTGCCGCCTGCTTCCAGCGCCGCGCGGTGCCATAGGCCACGCCGTGCATGGCCGCGACCACCTCGAGCGACAAGCGCCCCTGCACATAGCTTTGGCGCAGCGCCTCGCGGGTTTCAATCGGGTGCGCCATTACCCTCTCCCTGCGCCCCTCTCCCACTGCATGGGAGAGGGGAGGTTCTGGCTGCCCGCCGCTTTGCTCCCCTCGCCCGCGTGCGGGAGAGGGGTCGGGGGAGAGGGCAGGCAGTGGCAACAAACCATCCTCATGCGTTAGCGCCCCAATTTCATCCGCGCCACACAGAGGCCGCACGAGACCAGGGCGCGTTGCACTTGCCGCATTTCTTTTGTCACAGCGGCGGACGATTGTTTGGCACAGGCGGCGCGGCGGGCTGTTTCTAACGCTTTTGCAGAGGGGGTTTTCATCGGTGGGTTTCCTGTAAATAGCGCACTAACGCGCGGTGCAATGCGGCGCACTGGCCGTATTGGTCGTAAAGCTGTTTGAGGGTTAAAACGAGTGCATCCATGCCGTTATCCTCAAGGGCGACCGGCAGCGGGCAGGGCTGCACCAGTGCTGCCGGTAACGGCGTGGGCAGCGGCCTCACGGGCGGCTTCGAGTTGCTGCACGAGGCTTGCAGTAAGGCGGCAATCAGCACGCACGCTGGCCGTTTCGCTAAGTGCACGGCGCAGCGTGCGGGTGCTCTGTTCATGGTTTTTTTCCGCTTGAGTAAGCTGCTCAAGATGGGCAAGGCTGGCGGCTTCGGCTTTGGCAAGCTGGTTGCTGTAGGTGACAAGCTGTTCTTGTACGGCGGCAAGGGCGTTTTCCGTGGTGCGTTTTTGCTCAAAACTGATGCCGTTTATCCAGCCATAAGCCGCACCCGCCAACAGGGCAAACAACAGCGGGCTGCCCAGCTTGCCCATCAGCCATCCGGCCAGCTTGCCCATCACAGCAGCGCTTCCCCGACCGCTACGTCAATCTCCGTCGTGCCGTAGGGTTGCCAGCCGTTTTCATGCTGGACAATGGCCGTAACCAAAACGAGCAGGGTGCGTTGGTCAAGCGTCAAGGGTTCATCGGGTTTAACGCCTAATGCCTCGCTAACCGCTTTCACGTAAGCGCGAGTATTGTTTTCATGGCTCGGCGCATAGCGGGTTATCAGCTTGTTCACGGTAGTTAAGCCGTAACGCCGATAGTAGTTTTTCAGCAATACCGCCAAGGCGCGCAGCCCCCAGTGCGCACACCGAAAGCGGCAAAAACGGTCTTCTATGGACGGGTCATGCGGCAACTGCCCGCGCCACTTATTCGCGCGGTTGTACTCGATATTGCCCGGGTTATGGTTGCGGATACCGCGTGGTATGCGACGCACCCTCTCCCCCGCCCCCTCTCCCATCAATGGGAGAGGGGAGGTGCTTTGCTCCCCTCGCCCGCGGGCGGGAGAGGGGTCGGGGGAGAGGGTAGCGGTTTGCTGTAACTTATTGGTCATGCGCTGGCTCCAAGACGTTGTTTAATCCAATGCCCTAACGCCCCGAGCACGCCTTCGCCGTCTTTCTCAAACACGCGCAGCAGTGCGCCCAAAAACCACCACGCGGGCAGTCCGGCAATCACTAATAAAGGCGTTGCGATAAAGAGCAGCCCCAAGGCGCTATCAAGGCCATAGAGCGCGGCGACCACCTCGGCGGATTGGAATAACTGCGGGCGGCTCGAATGAATGTGCACCACCAGCAGCGGGCCGAAAATCGAACTTGCCAGCACGGTGCAAAACAGGCGGGCAAAGCCTTCTTTCATGCTGCGCGGCCACAGCAGCAAAAAGCCCAAGGCGGCGGCCAGCGCACCCGCGCCGACCTGTACGCCGACAAGTTTCAACAGCGAGGCCGTACCCGCCGCCGTGCTGGTAGTCGGTTCAGGCATGGTGCACCGCCTTGCCCTCTCCCCCACCCCCTCTCCCATCAATGGGAGAGGGGAGACACCGCATCGCCAAACGGACGCGCTTGTCTCCCCTCGCCCGCACCCTCTCCCGCCCCTGTCGGGGCACCCTCTCCCGCAAGCGGGCGAGGGGCAGCGGGGCATTGCCCTGCGGGCAGCTTGGTTTACCTCGGGAGAGGGGCTGGGGGAGAGGGTTAAGGTATTTCAGAAAAGCGTTCATGCCCGCCATGCTCGCCCGGACGGCAGCAGGCTATGTGCTGAAGCGCTTCAGCACGTTGGGCAATGGGCGGGAGACTAAAAAGCGGGCGTTAAAACAGGCTCGGCTGCGCGGCGTTGGTCTCGCCGGATAAGGGCAGCTTTAAAATATCCCAAATGCGCCGGTCGGATAAGCCAAACTGCCGCGCCAGTGTCGCCACAATGCCGCGCATGCCCTTGCCTTGGCGCAGCAGCGCCTCGGCCTCGCCATGAATGGCGCAATTGCGCTGCTGCGCCAATAATTGCGCACAGCGCGGGATATATAAAATCTCGCTGGCGTAGTGACGGTGCAGGGCGCATTCGAGGTCTTGGCCGAGCAGCCGTGCCAGCGGCTCGCGCGGCGGCTGGTGGGCGGGCGTATCACGCACGGCAATGCGCACGGTCAAGCCGCCCAAGCGCTCGATAATGCGCAGTGTGTCCGTAAAGCCCAGCCGCGCGACCATATCAGCGGCG